AGGTGTTCATGCGGCTGGTATTTTAGTTTGTAATGAACCCATTAATAATTTTTGTACTGTATCTTCATTGGGTATTGCTCAAATAGATAAAAAAGATATCGAGTATCTTAATCTATTAAAAATAGACGCCTTGGGATTACGGACGCTGAGCATTATTGAAGATACCCATGCGATGACAGCCGATGAGTTATATTCTTTACCGTTAGATGATAAAAATGTATTGGATATTTTGAATAACGATCGGGTATTAGGGATTTTTCAGTTTGAAGGTGGTGCAGTTCGCAATGCCACTCGATCTGTATATGTCGATAAATTTTCTAAAATAGACAATTTGACAGCATTAGCGCGGCCAGGACCATTATCTTCTGGCATGGCAAATAAATATATATCACGCGCAAAGGGTACGACTCAGGTTGAATATGATTTCCCTGAACTTGAAAAACATTTAAAAGATACTTTTGGTGTATTGCTTTATCAAGAACAGATTATGAATATCGTCCGAGAAGTTGGCGGACTTGATTGGAAAGAAACTTCCGCAGTAAGAAAGGCCATCGCAAAAAGTAAAGGCGATGAAGCCATTAACAAAATGAAAGGACATTTTATTGAAGGTGCTCTTAAAAAAAATATTCCAATCGAAAAACTTGAAAAATTATGGTCCGAGATTGTTCAATTTGGTGGTTATTGTTTTAATCAGGCTCATAGTTGCTCTTATGCTGTCGTCACTTATTGGACGTGCTATTTAAAATATTATCATCAATTAGAATTTTCGGCGGCTTGTCTTCGTGCGTCAAAAAGTGAAGAACAAACAATCGCAATATTGCGCGAACTTGTTAGAGAAGGCGTTGAATATACGGCGATCGATCCTGATTATAGCGAATTAAATTGGGTAGTTGCAGATGGTCGATTAATTGGCGGCATCATGAATGCGAAAGGCTATGGCGACGTTAAAGCGTTAAAATATATCGAAGCGAGAAACGCCGGTAAATTGACTGATAAACAAAAAGAACATTTAGCCAATGCAGAAGTACCCTATGCAGATTTGAAAGCGGCGCATACTTTGTTTGATAAATTTTATAAGAACGGTCGTCTGTTGGGTTTCGATAATATAGAATACATTCATAATATTGCCGATATTCCAAAAGGTCAGAACGGTTTTTTTATTGCTAAATTAATGAAAAAGAAAATAAGTGATGAAAATGACGAACAGAGATTAAAAAGGCGCGGCGGAATAAGAAAAACTGGCAATACAAAGTTTATGGATTTAGATTTCATTGACGATTCATTAGACGTTCCGATGAAATTTCGAATTAAAGCCGCCGATTATCCATTCCTACAGGAAAAAGCAGACGCCACGACTAAGGGAAAATGGTATTTAATTAGTGGTTGGCGTTTCCAAAATTACGATATGATATTCATTGAAAATTTAATGGAACTTGATAGCTCTTATATGGATAAAGATAAGGTTGAATGATGTCGAGACCAGAAGATAACGAGTGGAAAGCGTTCCAAGGATGGGCGCAAGGAAAATTAAAGTTAAATCGCGTTGAAAATATTTTAGGGGATGGGATGCCAGATGTAATCGGAACAAATTGCCATGGAGTAGGATTCTGGCTAGAATTAAAAGATCTTGCTGATTGGCCTGTCAGAGATACCACTTGCCCATTGCATAAAAAATTTAGACCAGGGCAATTACCATTTTTGCTCGACTGGAAAAGTTGGGGATTTAATACTTACGTCCTGCTTAGGGTAAAAAAGATTTTTTACTTAGTTAATCCTATCGATGGACTGGATAAAGTAACAAAGGAAGAATTACCAAGATATTTCATTAAAGTGGGAATAAAAGATATTCTTGAATATTTGCGAGAATTAAAATAATGAAAAATAAACCGATGAAACATCAAGAAACTGGACTAGAACTTAGCCGAAATAAAAGGAATTTTGCTTTTTTGATGGAACAGGGAACAGGTAAAACTTATTTAACTCTAGCAGATGTAGAAAGACTTTTTAAGGCGCGTTTAATAAACGCTTTGATGGTCGTTGCGCCGAATGGCGTTCACAGTAATTGGGTATTGCGCGAGATCCCTAAACATATGGATATGTTTGTTATTTCTCATTACTGGCAAACTCAAGCGCAAACATTACGCGAAGGTAAAAAATACGAAGCGTTGTTTGCGAATCATTATCCCGCAAACGCTCAACCGTTACGTGTTTTTGCTATTAATATAGACGCATTAAACGCAAAAAAAGGATTTTCGTCGGCGGAAAGATTTTTAAAAGAATTCAAAGTTTTAATGGTTGTTGATGAATCATCACGTATTAAAAATCCCTACGCTATTCGCACTAAAAAAGCTATTCGTCTAGGCAGACAAGCCACGGCACGGCGAATTCTTAACGGTACTCCCATCACGAAAGCGCCGACAGATTTATTTTCACAATTCGAATTTTTAGATCATGCATTGTTAGGAACATCGTCTTATCGGGCATTCGTCTCTGAATTTTCCGTACTCCTGCCAGACGATGACGATAAAATGCAAGCTATTAAACGTAAGATGGTAAGATCGCCGGAATTGCCGCAGATTGTTGCGAAAGATGCAAACGGAAATCCGATGTATCGGAATCTCGACAAGCTGACTAATTTAATCGCGCCTCATTGCTATAGAGTAACGAAAGCAGAATGTCTGGATCTTCCACCGAAAGTTTATCAAGCAATTGATTTTGAATTATCGACCGAACAAAGAAAAGTTTATGATAAATTATATAACGATCACCTTTATCTTTTCCCCGATGGCGACATCATGAAATCGGTAAGTTTTGAGGGGATTGCCGTTCGTTCGAAACTTAAACAAATTACGTCTGGGTTTATTAATATTTACGGCGAACCTGTTTTAATGCCGCCAAATGATAACCCGCGTATGCTGTTGTTCCGCGATTATTTGGAAGATCTTTATATCTCTGGAAAACAATTTTTAGTATGGGCAATATATAAAGAAGAAATCCGGCAAATTATGGCAGCGTTAAAAGAATACGGAATTATTAGCGCGGCGTATACTGGCGACACATCAAAAACAGATCGCGACAATATCATCGATGATATCGCATCAGGCAGTTTGCAATGCGCAGTCCTACAAGCGCAAGCTGGTGGAGTAGGGATAGAATTTACAAAAGCAACAATGTCAATTTATTATAGTTGCTCTGAAGATAATTATTTGCGTTTACAATCAGAGGATCGTAACCATAGGATCGGAACGACAGAATCCGTATTGTATCTCGATTTTCTGGCGATGAATACGATAGACCAAAATGTTTATAATAATAGAATGTTCAAAAATTACATTGCTGGAGTGGTTTTAGATAGTGACTCAATGAACAGATCGTGATATTATAGTATTTCATAATCAAGAGGGTATAAAATGACTAATATCGAGAAAACGACGACTCAAGATCCTGAAGAAGTGCCGGAACTTGATTTTTTAGTAGGCGATGTACCGCAGGTGGTTTCCGAAACTACTCTTGAAAGGTTGGGCGCACTTGCAGAAACGGCGCAGAATTTAACGGACGAAATTAACAAGGATGATGAGGAACTATCCGAAAAATCAAAAGAACTTGCAAATATTTTGCGTGTTCTGATCCCAAATATCATGGATACTCTTGAAATGAAAGAATATACCATGATGTCCGGCGTAAAAATTTCGGTGATAAATAAAGTTCAGGCGTCGATTGCTGAAAAAAATAAACCAGCGGCCTTTGCGTGGTTGAATAAATACAATTTTGGCGGCATGATTAAGACTACGATTATATCAGAATTCGGCAAAGAAGAAGTAGAAAACGCCGAAAAGACGTTAAAGATGTTAAAGGAACAAGGCGTTTCAGCGGAAATCGTTCAATCAGTTCACGCCCAGACGTTAAAATCGTTTGTCAAGGAACGTTTGGCGGCGGTTGAAGAAGTGCGGAATAAGGGGACTGAAGAAGAAAAGCAAGCGACAATCGACGGTCAAGAATTGGCGGCTTTTGACGATGAAACAAGTGATGTTGAAAAAATTCCGCCGATCCCTCAAGATATCTTTGGCGTTTTCACGTTCAAAGAAGCCAAAATAGTTGTCCCTAAAAAATAATTTCACATAGAGAGCGAATACATGAGCACATCAAAAGAAATTGCAGCAAAAGAACAGACATTTACTCCGGCTGTTGAAGAAACAAAAAATTTACCAGCAACGGCGTTGGAATTCGATGATGACGAAGCGGGCGCTGGCCTTGAGAATGCAGACATTGAATCGTTTGCTATTCCGTTTTTGCAGATCATGCAGAAAGGAACTCCGGCAGTAGACGAAGATAAACCGCAATATATCCCTGGCGCGAAGGCTGGCATGTTATTCAACTCCGTGACGCGTAAATGTTACGATGGAAAAGCAGGTATCGATATTATTCCTGTTTATTATGAACGTACTTATATTCGTTGGGGCGGTCGTAAAGGAGCCAATCCCGGTTTTAAAGGCGTACTTCAACTGGAAGAAATGGATAAACTGAAACGAGATCCGACGCAAGTCAAAGAAATAGAAGGTAAATTTTATGCCGTAGAAAAAGACGGCACCGTAGATGTGCAAAAAAGCGATTATTTCGCCGATACGCGCAGTCATTTTATCTATATCATCGATCCCGATACCGGCGAATACAGTCGCGCTCTGTTTCCGTTAACCTCGTCGCAGGTTAAATCATCAAAAATACTGATGACGTTGTTGAAAGAAAAATTGGTGATCCGTAAGGACGGAAAGAAAATTAATCCGCCGACTTATGCCAACGTGATTCATGTCACAACAACTGCTCTTTCGGACAATCAGGGAAATACATGGTCAGGCGTTGAATTCACTCCGGTCCGCTTGTTGAATGGTGCAGACGTTGAACTTTATACGGCGGCTAAGCAATTCCACAACGATGTCAAAGGAAATACGGTTCCGGTCGACTATTCCAAGGCGGATTACAACAACGGGGCGGCGGAAGAAGACGAAACCACTTACGATAAACCGAAAGAAGCTAAAACTTTTTAATTCACTGTCGCGGCTGTCATGGCCGCGCTTTGATTGGAGAATAATAATGTTTAATATATTTAAAAAGTAAAATAGATAGTGGTGAATAATGGGTTGATCACGATAATATTTTTTGCATTATTCATATTAATATTATTCTTCATGTTCTCTTTTCATATAGGATTTTAATCATGTCTAGTGTATATGTCACTTGCTGTACTCCAAAAAGCAAACCTGTTTTACATGTCGAAGATTTAAAAAATTTTATGTTAATCTTACAGATGTCGGCGGCGATGGTCAGCCAGAAAGAGCATGGCATTTTGATGCCGGTCATCATGGCCGAATTTCTATTTTAAGTCGCGGGACGGGATTTGAATACCGTGACATTGAAACCGGATATAGAGATACATGGTCAATGGTCGCAAGGGGATGTGATAATTATGGAAAGAATTTTTGGCTTGCATCAGGGCATTTGGATATAAGGGATAGGATTCTTTATAATGATGGCGAAATGAGTTGGGATGATGCAGTTGCCTGGATTAAAGAACACGCTAATACGTGTATTGGAGTCGAAGATGTGGAGTGATCTTACTAACCCGTTAGGCGCGATTTTATGGATATTAGCTATTTGGCTTATTATTAAATTATTTTAAAGGAGAAATAAATGAATAAATTTATTGTTCTAATTTTTTATGCTTCATTCCTTATTAATTTTTACCGTACCATTTATTTCACAATAAAACAAGTGCTGCGACCCATGAGAGACAGTTCTTTCGTTTGGTCTATTATATACGGTTTTTGTGCATTCTACACAACAGTGCATTGGTGGTAATTATGGACTACGAAGAAAGTAGCAGTACGACGCCGTTAATATTAAAGGATTCGTGGGGAACACCAAAGCCAGTTTATCGATATTATGATAAACGATTTAACTTTGTCGCCGATGTCGCGGCCAGTTCTACCAATGCTTTACATAAAAATTTTATTGATGAACGGTCAGACTCGCTTAAAGTTCCTTGGGATTTGTTTGGTAAAGCGCCTTATTATGTATGGTGTAATCCACCTTATTCTGACATTACGCCCTGGATAAGAAAAGCCGCAGCGGAAAGAGATTTGCGTAAAATCGGTACTGTTATGTTATTACCGAATCAAACTGCAACAACATGGTTTAAAGAGGGACTTTCTACGTGCGATGAATTTGTTATCGTAACAAAAGGAAGATTTTCTTTTATAAACGGATTCACTTTATTGCCAGACGGATCGCCGCGCCTAGGTTCAGTATTTTTTATATGGCATCCAATATCTACCAATAAACTAAAAATGAAGACCGTAGATCGTGATACATTAATGAGAGCGTAACCAAGGAAATTATAATGCAGTATTTTATTCCTCAACTAATATTAGATAAATATCAAAAAGTCGCCCTGCTAAATTACGGTATATTTATTGGACGAAACGTGGAATAATAGCCAGACGTGCATTAACCTTGCTCGCTTTAGTTTCGGTTAAGCCTTAAAAGGATGTAAGTATATGAATTCTAAAGAGTTATTCCTCAATATTTATCAAATTAAAGCAGATCCAGCCCTGAGATTCAACTTTCCATTAAGGAATATTAATCATTTTGATAGAAATGTCGCCGTTCATATCGCCCGTAATTCGGGAAAGCATATTAGTCATATCACGATGGAATTTCCTGGAACGAAAGCTTGTTATTTATGCGTATTAACTTTTAACACTCCAAATGATTTAGGTATTGGATTATTTGGCTTCGCAATGATGCACATCAAATTAACTCTTCCTCAAAAAGCACTTGTATTATTATCCTGTCTTAAATTTCTCATCGACAATAAATTGCTTAATGCAGACTTTAATTATTTTAAAGAAAAAATATCAATGGATCTAAACGATTCAGGTCGCGTCATTCTTGACCAATATGATAAAGTTTGCGCAGCGACTCATTCTTTTCTTAAGGAACAAGAAATGGCCAGTACTCAAGATACTCTCGATTAAAAATTTTCGGGAGATATTTTAAATGTCAACTAAAGGTAAAAAAGATGAATCAGTTAATTCTGACAGCGTTCTTGATAGGATCAGTCGTGTTCTTGACGCAAACGGCGATCCATCTGACAATTTTACTCTCGAAGACGGACAGACGGCAATTGAAAGCCAAAATACAATTAATGCGCAAGCGGAGGCTAGAGCAAGAAAAAGCCGAATTCTAAAGCAAAATGAGGAATCTGAATTCGAGCGCAAAAAGATTTATAAGGTGAAAGACATTATTGAAAGGGCTAAAGCTCTATCATTGCTAGGGCAGAATGCAATAAAATATATTCATTTTATTAAATCAAAACAAAACAAAGATCATCCGATTGAAATTTCCGTACGGCCCAATCCTGCCAGTGAATTAAATTTGATGGCAGTTTTTGACGCGTTGTATGATTACGGATCTGGCTCCGTTCCATTTCCACATCAAGACACGTTCGGGCAAAGGTTAGTAGACGAATTTGGGGAACCACTCACAAATAAAAATATCCGTATTCGTGATTTAATGACGGCTATTAATATTTGCGGAATGGATAATCCTCGTTCGATTAACGTTCTTGCCGCGCTGAAAACATGGGCCGTGGATCATGAGTCCGATTTTCTGCAAGATCATTTTGAGAAAACAATTCCAAAATGGGACGGTATTAGTCGCCTGGAAACGGAACTCATTAAAATATTTGGTTCAGATGATACGAAGTTGAATAAAGAATTTGGTCGTTATTTTTGGTTATCGTTATATAACCGAATAATGAAGCCAGGATCATTTGCTCCGTTATCGCTGGCATTAATAGGTGCTCAACGTTCAGGAAAATCTTATTTTTGTGTCCTGTTGTGCAAATATTTAATGGGTGATGAAAAGTATAAACCAGTACAGTTAGATTTAAGCGTTAATAATTACAATAATTTTCTGCGTGATATTACAGGGAAATCCATTGTTGCGAATGTTGGCGAACAAATAGGTTTAAAAAGTGGTGACCTTAAGCGCATTAAAGAATTTGTGCCTAAAGCCGCCGACGATTTAAATTTTAAATTCGAGAATTCTATAACGAAAGCTCGACAATGGATCGTCGTAATGGATGGTAACTCATACGAAGGCTTGCAGCGTGACGAAACAGGCAACCGGCGTTTTTATCCGATGTTTGTCGGACAGTTACCGGATAAAGATGGACAGCCGGATTGGAAAAAAGAATTTAAAGCAGACTTCAGTACATTTGAACAGGATCTCTGGCAAATAATGGCAGAATGCCGTGCGTGGATGGAAGAACATTCACAGGTGGATTATGTTAAAGTTGTGGATGATATTAGTCTTAACGTCATGCAGTTTTCAGAAAAGGAACAGTCTTCGCTACGTGGCATTATTAAAGACCGTTTCATTGAAGATAACTTACTGGATATTTTGCTACACTGTAATTTTAGAAAAGTAGGAAAGAATTCAAAGGAACAAGGGTGGTTTACTTCTACTTTTGAAATTTTACAACAATTTTTAAACAGAAAAAAGAAGGAGCCGTTTTCAAAAACATTAAAGATGTACATGGAGGGATATGGTTTTGTTACCAAGCAAATAGCCTATCGCGGATATTTTCTAACGCGTGATTTAAGCGAAAGAGATTTTAAACTTTATTTATTGCGCGGCGGTAAACCTGAGAAACAATTTAGCTCAGATGAATTAAAAGAATTCGAATTAGAATGTGATCGGTTAATTAGCAAAAATTCAGGATCTTTTTAAAGTGAGGTTGATATGACGACCTAATGAGGATAAAATGAACTTTCTTAAAAGTGTTTGGCGAAAAATTAAACAATGGTTTAGTAAAGATGTTCAATCAAAACTAAAGGTGAATTCTATGAGCGATGCAAGCGTAATTAATAACGTAACAGATTCGGCAAATGTCATCAGCGATCCTCTTCAGGCTCAGCCGCAGCCCATTGCTCCGGTTCAACCTGGCGTGCTCCCATCAGCCGCAAATGTTAATACTGTAACAACCGGCACTAAAACTGTCGCCGCCAATTCTGGCGTACCGGTGAAGGTTGCCCGGACGCTACAGGATAAAATATCGTTATATAAGAAATTCAAAGAAGTATTGGGAAAAGACTTTGACGATGTTGAAGCCGATTTTATCAATATCTTGGACAAACTTATCTAGATATAGTAGTCAGTCATCCATGGTAGTTTATTGAAACACTTCAGCCGCAACTATTTGCGGCTTTTTTATCACCGAAATAAAATGTAAGAGAATGTAAGTGCGCCGACAGGCATCCACAGAAAAGTTTAGATTATTAAAATAAAGTTTAAACTATGGCCGCGAATTTGAATATATCAAATGATGCAGAAAGGTTAAATAATTCTTAACATATTGGCAATAGTTGTAAGATTATGTAAGTGTTGTCGAATGTCAACGGAAAATCGGCATCTTCTCGCGAGTCTTCCCGTGATGATAAAACCCGGTGATAAAACCGATGGTGCTGTAAGTCATTGAAATTAAGGTGCGAGACTTTCGAAAAGTGGTTACTTTAACACTCTTCGGCAAAAAATTAAAAAACTCAACGTACTATAGTAATTATGCGTTTTAGTGTGCTCACAACTATCAATACTTATATAACTCATGAAGATCATGGTAAAGTAAGTGATATATGAGATTTGGAATCAGATTAATCAATCACTTACGAAACTTTCATATCTTCATATCACGTGATTTTCTTGATGATTGTTCCCGTTAAGGTTACCTATCTACATGATTTTAATAACAAATCGCGGCAATTTCTAGCCTCACGTCGCAATTATCACAAGTCGCGGCAATATTCAAGGACTATTTTTAAGGACTAGGATTTTGCATTGCTATCGCGGCAATAAAATTTTATTATGGAGTTAATATTTATTAAGGACTTTTTATCATGGCTTACGACGACAGCGAAAATATGCAGTTGGAGGTTGAGGAATTCTCAAAAGTTGAGTATGCGCTGATGAATCGAGCCTCTTTTGATTTATATATCGAACGTAAAATAAAAGGCACAGCCTCGGTCATTGCGTTAATGACGGCGTTCGGTTATGAGTACGCGAAAGATTTATATGTGACGCATCGGATTTATATGCTCGAAAGTAATCCGTATTATCTCGAACGATTCGACGCGCGGCTAGCTGAACTAAAATTAGCGAAAGTTTGGAATCCGGCGATGTCCGCTTATTCGCTAATTTCGTTGGTCAAGGCAGATACGACAAAAGACACGGTAAAATTAAGCGCGATAAAAGAGTTGAACGTTATTTTTGGTATCACGACAGTCGACGATGCGGGCCGATCGCGAGCTGTACGAAAATTGGACGATTTTTACGCGGATCAGGTTCAGCAGGAAGACGAAACGACGACAGCGGAGGAAGAAGAGGCGGAAAAGGCCAAAAATCCTCAACCAGAAGGCCAAGGCAACGCACAAGAGGGGTAAGCCATAAGATTGTATTACCCTACCAACTAAAAAGCCCTAGTGTCGATTCTAGGGCTTTGTCATTTTGGATTGAAATCTTCATTCTGGGTAGTTCAAATGATGGGCGCGGCAAAGACGATAGAAATTAATTTTTTCTCTTTTTGCTCGTTCTTTAAATTCATTGCGAGCGCATAGCCATGTTAATAATCGTTGCCGTTTTAAATAGCGACTTTCTTCCGTTTCAAATCCTTTTAATTCTTCTCCCAATAACAAACCGTTAGGAATTCCGGTTGCTTTTGCAATCATATCGATTGACCATTGCATAATTTCATTAAACGACTTGCTTGAATCGTCATTTAATAATTCATTAAACCACATGTCTATTTGTGTATTCTTTTTAATTTTCTTTTTTTGTTGCAGATGATTCATAATGGTAGGCACAATTGACTTGCCAATCTGCCTACCATTCCTGCCGTATATTATCATTTAATAATCACCCTGGTATCATTCGTTCTGGCTGCGTTTTTATTGTTGAGATAAATTTTGCCCAGATATTTAAGTCCTGCGTCTGACCAATCCAGGGAGTCGAGCGCCTGCCGGTGGCCGTCTGAGATATCGATAGCGTAGGCATTACGGTCAGCGTGCCAACATAGGCGCTCTACGACCCTGCCATCCAGGGTAATGACGTCCGCCTCGCCTATGTCCTCGCCTGAGCATTGTCCGGCGTAGTTCGTGAGTATGAGGGTCAATGCCGGGGTGACTATCTCGACGCCCATGGTTCCCTGCATCGATAAAATGGATTGTTCGGTCGCCGACTGGCCAGGATTTGACCGGTCCATCGTGGTTGATTGAAAAGTAGCCGAAACAGCATAATCTGCTGTTAATGCCGATGTTAGGATAATCACAGCAGATGTTAGAAATTTAACTTTGGTCTTAATGTTCATTGTCATATCCTTAAAATTTATTGTCGTCATCGTTATTAACGAATTTACTCTATGCCCATGGTTCCTTGTCGTCATCGACAATAACGCTACCATTTATTTCTTTTGGAACAATATGAATTGAACGGATGTCGAGTAGGTATTGTCCACGTCCATTGAGTTGTTCTCCTTGGTCATCATAGAAACGGTTAGAATCATCGCGCCACAACGCACAAAGAAAATCAGATGACGGACCAATATTTGCCGAGAATGCCAACAGTTTCACCGTTTCAAAATTGAATCCATCAACCGTAACATTACCAGTATGAGTAAATTTTATCATTTGACTACCTCGAATTTGTATATTTTTTGCTGATAAACATATGTCTTTTTGCCGACCAGTTTTAATGCTGTCCGAAATCTGGAATGTTTATGCATCGGGAGATTGTAGAATTTAAACGCAACAGCGACGGATTTAAATTCAGTCACTTTGCCGTTAAATTCTACCGTAACGTGATTACGCAAGGTTCTTTTGCGAAAAATTTCTACATCGTCCCACGTCTTTTTGATGTGCGCAGAAAGTTTAGCGTTTTTTGTGTCTTTAATGGATTGAATGGCTGCATTCAACTCCAACTCTTGCATTAGTTCGTCATGTGTCAACTCAATCATTGTGTCATTTTCCATCGTCATCGCCTTGAATCTACATCGTTAAAACGTCAATGAACATTATCGGCCCTTCAGCCAATGAACGCAAGCCCTTTCGATACTTAAGCAAAAGTGATATATTACATACATGATAATAAGAGGACATTCAAATGTTTCAGCTTAATCCTTTCTTGCGTTACTTCTGGTCTCGGCCATCGGACGTCAAAGTTTTGCACGGCGGACGGGCAAGTTCAAAAAGCCATGATGCAGCGGGCCATGCTATTTTTTTAGCCCAAGAATACACGCTGAAATTTCTTTGCGCACGTCAATTTCAAAATAGAATTAGCGAATCAGTTTATACATTATTATGCGATAAAATAGAAGCGTCTGGTTTTAAAAATGAATTCGTCATCACCAATAATTCCATTAAGCATAAATATACTGGCTCCGAATTTATATTCTACGGCATTGCACGAAATCTCTCGGAAATAAAATCTGCCGAAGGAATAGACATTCTTTGGCTCGAAGAAGCGCAATATCTAACTGAAAAGCAATGGCTTACGCTTGAACCCACTATCCGCGCCAATAACTCCGAAATATGGATCATCTTTAACCCTGAATTAATTACCGACTTCGCTTATCAGCGATTCGTCGTTAATCCACTACCTAATTCAATCGTTCAGCGAATAAATTATGACAAAAATCCTTTCTTGTCGAAGAAAATGATCCGCGTAATTGAAATGATGTACAAAGAAAACAAAGAATTGGCAGATCATATTTATGGTGGAGAACCATTAACCGGGGCTGATAAATCCGTCATTAATCTTAAATACGTGCTGGCGGCAAAAGACGCACATCTTAAAGCTCCGGCGATCCTTGGAGTTGATTGGCCTGTCCGTGGAATACGCCGGACGGGTTATGATGTGGCCGACGATGGCGATGACTTAAACGCTATGGTAGATTTTATCGACAATATCATTAGCCACGTTGAAGAATGGCATGGTTTAGAAGATGAATTAAACAAATCGGCGCACCGCGTTTACAATCATGCGATGATAATGAATACTAGCGTGACATTTGATGCGACGGGCGTCGGTCGTGGTGCCGGAGCAAATTTCAAAGATTTCAACACTGAGAATAAAAAGAATAATATACCGTTCCAATTAATTTACGACGCTTTCAATGCTGGCGGCGGAGTAAAAGATCCTGATGACCCGTTCATGAAATTGGCGCACTTAATCATTACTAACCATGATTATTTTTCTAATATCAAAGGCCAAGGATGGGTAGAAGTCGCTGAACGTTTCAGAAAAACTTATGAGGTTATCGAACTTGGCATTAAACATCCAATAGATCAATTAATTTCTATCGACACGTCAAAAGTGAAAGAACCTTATCTAACGAAAATGTGTTTTGAATTGTCGACACCGTATAAAGACACGGATAATAATGGTCGATTCTTAGTAGAAACTAAAAAGGATCTGAAAAAACGCGACATCAAATCACCAAATATTGCCGACGCCGCGATTATGGCTGTAATGAAACCGAATAGAGAACCGGGGAGATTTTTTTAATTCTCAACCAAATTTCATTTGAAAATCGGGCGATGATAATATATTGTCACGCCCGATTTTATCACAATAGTCGATAATATTTTTGCAATATATAAAATCTATGGCACCGTGCCATCTTATATAACGACTTGCCATGTCAGCCATGCGTTTATTTTTAGCATAATAGGCATCGAAAGCTTTTTCTTTTGTATCATAATATCTAGTTGTCTTTGCATCCTTTTTACAACCAATAGTATAATATTCTAGATCGTCTCTAGTATATGTTTTCATTGGCCCATTTTTATCTAAATGATTTTTATACCAGTGGTCAGGTACGGAAAAATAATAATATTTTGTTTCCCTTATGACAATATTAATCAATAGATAAAGTTTATTCGACCCGAATTTATAAGCGTAAAGTTGTTTCATAATAGTTTACTCGAAATATTGATAACGTTTTTTATCATCAGTCCAGCAATCATGACACAATACGCGCGACTGATTGCCATAAAATACATTATCGCATCCAGGAAATCGGCAAACGTGACGCTTTTGCACGGTATCTTTTATATAGTCCCATGAATTTGTGGTCGGAATTTCATTGATATTCTTTTCAAGCCGATCGAAATTAATGATAGAAAACTTTTTGTTGTAATATCTAGTCGCCATGAAACAACCATTAATAATACAATGGCGATGCGCTTCGGTATCGGACAAACAATTTAACAATGTGGCGCGGCCAATACCTAACTCATTAGCCAAACGAGTTTTAGAGATTTTATAAACTTTCAAAATTTCCGGTATTGTCATGACGTTTACTTGCATAATGTCCTCGTCATGTAGCAAATAGAAATAATCCAGGTAAGAATGCCAAATGCATTTGCAATAAAATAATTAGATAAAGATAAAACAAATCCGAAGGCGAGCAATGCGACTATGCGCCACCACTCTTCTTCAGTATATTTTTTCTTATTGGTTGGAAATTGCCAGGATACATAAGACAATATGGCAATGATGACAATTTCAATAATATCAACTGTCGGGATAAAGGCGCTTTGAAAACTCATTATTTATTTTCCCGTTGAGATTTGAAAAATGCTAATATTAAATCTCTGTCAATTGGCATTCGTTTAATATCTGAATCTTTCATAGAAAACTTATGAAGATTAGCTTCCGAAGCCTTGACCCATGATAAGGATTCAAAATCGTACTGTAATAATCCAGAAATTTTGTCATATTTAAAAATAAACGGAACGTTGGGGTATGTATATGAATAATAATGCGTGGCTTCTTTCATGCCGTCATTAAGTTTCCGATATTCTATTTTCTTTTCTAATAACTTGGCATACAACAAACTATATTTCATACCTATCGACATTCCATTGTCAATATAATAAATAACTTTATCGGCGGATTTCATCCATGTTAACCCGGCTTCTATTCCCTTGTCGCGTTCTGCTTGATTAAAATCATCAAGGATACCGGGTTGAGTATAAAGAAGATGCGATGCAAGCGGCGCTTCACCTTTATCTAATGAATCTTTAACGCATAATCTTGCATATTCAAGATTATCCCGAACTTCTCCAGCATAGGGAGATTCGATAATAACTTTAATCATTATTATTCCTTATTTTGCGCGTCAAGTTTGCGTAATATAACTTCAGCCTTTCTAGCGCTTTCATTAAACTTAATGGATAATTTAATTAAATCATCTTTCAAATTATCGCTATTTTCCACAACCTGTTTAACTTCTTTTGAGGCCAGATCAAATGCTATCATATAACAAGTATTCATGACTTCCTTGTTCTCATTTTGCAAAAACAAAATTAGATCACCTTGCATCACATTGCTAAGGCGCAAAT